ATACCATTTACTTCCTGAACTGTTAAATCTAATTTAATGTTTTCCATCATTTCTCCTTAGTGAACTTCTGCCCAATTTTTACCAACATGATATTCAGCCCCGATTGGGCAACGGAACTGTAATATATCTGCTACCTCTGCTGCTGAGTGAACGACCACTTCTCCTACCATATCTCCGTGTTCCATAGGAGTTTCGATTTGCACCTCGTCGTGGACCCATGCGACCATTCTGTACGGTATCCTTTTGGCTGTAAGGTTTTTCTTGATTTGAACAAGCCACTGCTTACTGATGATAGCCCCTGCACTTTGAAGTAACGTGTTAAGCGACGAATGGGCCGACCTGACCTTAAGCTGATAACCACCAAGCCCAGGTAGTGTTCCTTTCTCAGCAAGCCTTTCAACTTTTGACTTAAGCTTCCCATACGCTGGTACTGCTTTACAGAAACGATTAATGATGTCGGCTCCTTGTTTCGGAGTAGCACCAATAACTTTACCGACCTTGGTTGGGGATGCTCCGTAGAGAGTCGCATAAAGGACAGTCTTCGCAAGGTCTCTCGTCTCAACCCCGAAAGCTTGCTTATTTCTTTCGTGGACATCACCGTAGACTGTTTCATTTATGTATGCCTCATCATTAAGGTAATGAGCAAAGCATCGAAGCTCAATACCGCTAAGGTCGACACCCACCAATACGTTTCCGCTTTCAACCGTCCAGCAAGACCGAAACTCTGTTCCCAACACTGCCCTAGTCGCAGGGACTTGTGCCATATTAGGGCTAGAGTGAGTAGCTCTACCAGTAACAGCACCAAAACCAATGACTTTACCATGAACTCTACCATCCTCTCCTAGTTTTTCTAACCATGAATCTAACTGTGATGCTCTCTTTTGTAATGTCAAATACCTAGCGATTGGCTTAGCCTCTGGAAGTGATACCTCACTAAGGATTGTCTCATCAACGATAATTTGTCCCTTTTCAGTCGTCTTTGTAGGTTCCCAACCCTTAGACATAAGACGCTTCGATATCTGCTGCCTTGAGCCAACATTAAACACCTCAACATCATCCTTGAGCCGTTTACCAGTCTTCTCAGATACACGCTCAGTTGTAATGGGTGGGAAGATTTTCTGTAAGGCTTCTTCAATCTCTGCCATCTCGGTCTTAATCTCACAGAGCAACGTCTGTGCATACGGTGCGTCAAGTTTGAATCCATTGCGTTCCATCTCCGAAAGAATAACCTGCACGTCATATTCTAATTGAATAGCTGCATCACCAATCTTGTTCTTGTCTAGTTCTTGCCACAAAATGTCATAAACCTTTGAGGTCAACTCCACGTCTCGAATGCAATACGTTACCATCTCTTCAGTAAGACCACCATCATAGTCTGAGAAGTCAATCTTCTCAAAGCCCAGTGTCTTACCCCAAGCATCTAAACTATGTCCGCCATCTCTAGAAGAATCAGAAAGACGAGAAAGCAAAAGAGTATCTTGGCATTGGGATTTCCTAATCTGTGTTCCCCATAAACGATTAAGCAAAGGAGCATCAAAAGCAAATCCATTATGGAAAATGATAAATGTAGCATTATTTAAATATTCCTTTAAGCCTTGTGCAGAACGCCATACAGTGATGTCATTAGTTTCTCTATGTAGTGTTACACAGCACCAGATTGTATTGTGGTCTAATGTTGTTTCAATATCGAGAACAATAGTCTTCATTACCAGCACTGTACCACAGAGCCGTTTACAACACAAGTAATAACTGTGCCGTCAGGCTGCACAATAATAGTCTGTGCCTGTGCTACTGTTACTAGACAAAACAAAAATACGCTAGTAATTATCTTCATGTCTTAACTCCTATGACCCCACCCTTAATTGAGTAGGGATATTCTCTCTTACGATAAAAACAATATTCTATTCCATGATTCACAGAGTAGAATGCCTCATACTGGAAAGTCTCAAAGCATCTTGGGTCTCCTACCTGGCTATTATACAGCACGTCTCTATGTATAATAACAACCCACACAACTAAACTACTTAGGAGGAGTAGGAGTAGGCTTCTCTTTCTTCTTAAAAATAGTATCCCAATTCTCCTCAAACTTCTTCCTATCTTCCACTGGTCTAGGTTTATCACCTTTGCCTCCATCTCTTCTCATATTTTGTTCCTTTCAACTGCATCATACCAATCTTGTAAATACTGAATCAAATCTTCTTTGCTATTACCAATCAAGTTTAGCTTACCGTTACATGTAACAACTTGCACCTTTGACACATGAGCCTCGTCATCTACATAACCTGTGATGAGCAGGACTGTGTGCATCTTAGATAAGGCTAAGAGAAGAATCCTCTGCCCTACCGTCATCTTCTCACCTTCACGCTTCCATTCACCGAAGATAAACTCACCTCTACGTTCAATAATCATATCGATGTTAGACGGCATGAAGCTAGGGTTAGTCGGTATCATTCCACGCAGGAAGCCAAAGTCTACATGAGAAGCATTCGCATTACGCATAGCAGGTATCATTTCTCTTGTGCCTTATTTGTATTAGGTTTTCTACCATCTTCATATCCATTGTCATAAGCCCTAATTTTTTCTGCTTTCAACGCTTCTATTTCAGCTTGTAGTCTTAAAATTACTAACTTAGCGCCTTCTAAATCGTCAGCTAGTTCATTTGCGTTCATACTTTTTCCTACCTTTCTTAACTTTTTCTTACAAATCACCTATTTAACATACTTTTTTATACGTTAACATACTGTATGTTATTGTGTAAAACTATGTTAATTATCTTCTTACCTGTAATAGTATTGGCCCCAGTCGGTATACGTAGTACATGTCACCACCATTAAAGCGTGGCGAATTCCACTGTAATGGCTCGCCTTTAAACCACGGAGCCTTATAAAATCGTATGTTCATAGAAGTCGACCTCTTTGAAAAACGCTTGTAAGTGCATGAAATTTAAAGAAAAAGTCATGCAAAAATGTGACATTGTTGTCCGATATTTGTATACATTTTTAGTCATACTTTCTCCACTTCTGTCCAAGCTGCAAAGTAATAACGTTCTCCATCACTGCCTTCACACGGTGCGTACATACCATCAACGTGTGTATAGACATACGTTACAGACTTGTCAGGCATTGGTGCTGCAGGTGGTACTTTTATATCTCCATCAGAAATAATAAATTTATCACCACGTGTTAAGTTATATAGTTCCATTATAGTTCCTCCTGAATCTCAAGCATCCTGCCTGTGTCTTTGTTGTACAGGAGCGAAGCACAATGAGGAGAAGTTAGACCTGCAAACCTATTTTTGAGGATAGATACTCTTGTGGTATTTCTTTCAATAGGGTCTTGTGCTTGAGCATTCCTTACAAGTCCGATAACAATGTCACTGAGTTGTGCTATTGAGCCTGAACCCCTGAGTTGAGATAAGCTAGTAGCTGCTCCCTCTTCGTGTCCGCCTTTACTCTCTGGCCTCTTTAGATGTGATACCGCAATCAGGCTAATCCCAGTCTCTTGTACTAGCATACGCAACTTGGTCATAAGTTCATCGATAGACTTACGCTCATCACCATTAGACTGAGCAGATACAACCATGCTAATGTGGTCAAGAAAGACGTACTTGCAGTCTGCTGCTTTTGCGAAATAACGTATACGATTAACCACGTTGTCGATATCAGTACTACCAAAGTTATCCCAAAAGAAAAGCCTATCAGTACCAAGTGTAATATCAAATGCACTCTTTAACTCCTCATCGCTCACTAGCGTGTCAGGTAAATGTAATGGTTTGTTTAGATGTAAAGACATAATACCACGAGCAGTCTTACGTACTGACTCCTCCATGAACATTAAGCCGATATTGTCGTTGGTAGTCTTAATTAAGTGCCATAGAATCTCACGTAAGAATTGAGACTTGCCTAGTCCTGAGCCTGCTGTAACTGTGATGAGTTCTGCTGGACGGATACCGTAGGTAAGTTCATTGACTCCAGGCCAAGGGTACATGGCTGACGATTTCTCCACAGGTCGATTAACTTCGTCCCATAGCGTAGAGCCTGCGATGATTCCATCAGGAGTCCACTGCTCTGCTGCCCACCATTGCTTGATATAGTCTGCAGTCTTTCCTGCCTTAAGGTAATCACAAGCATCTTTAAATCCCTTCAGATGTTTAACAATCTTGCACTTATTACCCAGCACTTCAGCTACTTCGTTAACAGCCTTCTGACCGACCTCATCCGCATCAAAGCATAGGTAGATATTCTCGAATGAAGATAACCACTCATAAGCCTGTTTAACATCCTTTAGAGCTGCTTGAGCACCGTTGCGTACTGAGACGTTAGCGTACTTGCTACCACTCATCTGAAAGCCTGCTAATGCGTCTAGCTCACCTTCATGGATGGTAACAGTCTTAC